ACTCCAGCGGCAGGTGCCTTCGTTGCTACGCCGAAAAGAGGGATGCACGAATATGTCGGAGCAGTTGACATCAACTCGCTCTATCCCTCGGTTATTCGTGCCCTCAACATGGCAGGAGAAACCATCATCGGTCAGGTCAGACAGACATTAACTGACAAATATATGCTTGACAAAGGTAAGCAACTTGCTAGCCTTAAAAAACGGTTCAAAGAAGGTGATGAGGACGTTACTGGTGCTATTCTATGGGAAAACTTGTTTGGCGTATTAGAATATACAGCTATTATGAATCAAGAACGCGGCACTATGTTGACATTAGACTATGAAGATGGCAGGTCAGTAGAAATGAGTGCAGCCGAGATTTGGAAGTTGATCTTTGATAGTCACAAGCCTTGGATGCTAAGTGCTAACGGTACAATCTTTACTTACGAAAAAGAGGGTGTTGTTCCAGGACTACTTACTCGCTGGTATAGTGAACGTAAAGAAATGCAAGCCAAAGCCAAATCAGCATATGGCACTGATCAATATGAATATTATGATAAGCGTCAGCTTGTGCGTAAGATTTTGTTGAACTCTGCATATGGCGCACTATTGAACGAACATTGTAGATTCTATGACAAACGTATAGGTCAAAGTGTTACACTAAGTGGTCGTCAAATTGTTAAGCATATGATGAGTACCATCAATGAAACAATCGCAGGTGAATATGCACATGATGGCAATGCTATCGTGTACGGTGATACTGACAGTTGTTACTTTACTGCATATCCTATTCTCAAGTCGCAAATAGCAAACGGTGAATTAGATTGGAATAAAGAAACTTGTATCAAGTTATATGACAGTATTGCTGACCAAACTAATGAAAGTTTCCCCTCATTCATGGAACGTGCATTTCATGTCCCAAGAAAGAATGGAGCTATCATCAAAGCTGGTCGTGAATTGATTGGTGATCGTGCTATCTTTATCACAAAGAAACGCTATGCTATCAATATCTTTGATAAGGAAGGTAAGCGTAAGGATAAAGAAGGTAAGATGGGTGATATCAAAGCAATGGGTCTTGACTTGAAACGTGCTGATACTCCTAAGTATATTCAAGAATTCTTAATGGATGTACTACAGATGGTTATTCAACAGGGTAAGGGTCGTGAAGATGTGATTGAACGGGTTAAAGAGTTCAAGCGCATTTTGGGTGCTCAGGACAGTTGGACAAAAGGTTCTCCTAAATCAGTTAATAACTTGACCAAACATACTCTTGTGTTTGAAAAAACTGGTAAGTGTGGTGTTGGTCATGCCCGAGCAGCAATTAACTGGAACTATCTACGCAGAGTATATGGTGATAACTATAGTCAAAAGATTATAGATGGTATGAAAATTGTAGTATGTAAACTTAAGGACAATGCATTGGGTTTCACTAGTATTGCATATCCAGTAGATGAACTACGATTACCACAATGGTTCAAAGACTTGCCATTTGATGACTTACTAATGGAATCAACATTAGTAGATGAAAAGATTGATAACTTGATAGGGGTATTAGATTGGGATATCAAATCAAACATCAACACAAATTCAACATTTGATGACTTATTCACATTCGGTTAAACTGGTGTTGACTATCGCAATATATTCCACTATAATACGTGATAGGAACTCCTAAATATTTTAAACAAAGGAAAAACATGAAAGATTTTTTGAAAGATTTAATTGACCATACTCTTGGTCTTGGCACTATTGAACTTATTAAAGTTACTGGTACGGATACTGAAACAGCAATCAATGCTGTAGCAGAAAATAAAAGCGTTATCATCAGTGGTATATTCAAAGATCCAATTGCCGACTTTATTGGTGTATTTGGTATGCCTAACTTAAACAAACTCAAAACAATTATTGGGTTTGATGATTATGATAAAGATGCTAAAATCAATGTTATTAGAACTCAGCGTGATGGTGTAGATGTTCCGTCTACTATTCACTTTGAAACAAAGACTGGTGACTTCATTAACGATTATCGTCTTATGCTTAAAAGCGTAGTTGATGAAAAAGTTAAGAGTGTATCATTTAAGGGCGCTAAATGGAATGTTGAATTTGAACCCACAGTGGCTGGTATTCAACGTCTAAAAAAACAATCACAGGCTAATAGCGAAGAAGAACATTTTATATTCAAAACTGATGGCAGTGATTTGAAAGTATATTTTGGCGATGCATCAACTCATAGTGGTAACTTTGTATTCAATACTCCAGTTACCGGAACACTAGCCGGTACACATCGTTGGCCCGTTAAAGAATTCTTGGCTATCATGGATTTAGTTGGTGACAAGAAAGTTAAGATTAGCGAACAAGGTGCGACTGAGATTACAGTTGATAGTGGTATCGCAACTTATGTTTACTTACTTCCAGCTAATAAGAAATGATCAAGGGTCTATCTACCAGCAGCAAGTACACAGTTGTTTCTAGTGGGAACACTAGTGTTCCCTATGTCAATCAGAACTTGAACAATCCTATTCAAGGGATGCTACGTATCAGTGGTAGTGACCTGCAAGTGTTTGATGGGCACACTTGGGTAGTTATGAATACTAGCTATGCAACAGTAGGACTAACTCCTGATGCAGAATCAATACTTGATTGGGCTAGAAAGAAGCGTGATGAAGAAATAGAAATTGAGTTATTAGCTGCGGCCAATCCCACTATCAAAAATTTACTTGGGCAAATAAAAGAAAAAGAAGACCAAATACAAATGGTCATGACCTTGATTAAGAAAGAAGTAACCGTTTGAAACAAGATAATCTATCAGCAAAACATAACCCAGACTGGGCATTGTTTTTACCCGCAGTCAGTAGTTTTTATATTGCTGGCTTGGGTAAGCAACGTAAGGGCCAGAATTATTTTGACCAAGCACGTATCCCTGCCAGTTTTAATGGTGATGTTGAAAAACTAAACTTTCTTAATAGTCGTGAAGGGCTTTACTATTACAAGTGGGGACTATACAGTGCTGGTCATGCTAACTTAGATACAACAGTTGATGATCCAAGTGAATCAATTATCCGTGAACGTGAAGAAGGTACATTCATGTTGGGTGACAGTGGTGGATTTCAAATTTTAAAAGGTCAATGGCCAGCTGATTGGAAGGATCCTAAATGCCCACGTGCTATGAAGAAACGCAAAGCAGTATTGAAGTGGATGGATACATACATGGATTATGGTATGTGTTTAGATATCCCAAGTCAATCTGAACTTACTTTTCATATCAAAGACCCCAAGACGGTAAAAAAAGATAGTGATGGTAATATCATTCTCGGCACTGGAAAGAGTGTGCATGGTATTAAAGATGTTGAACAGGCTATTACTGCTACACATATTAACAACGAATACTTTATCAATAATCGCTCAGGGAAATGCAAGTTCTTAAATGTGTTGCAGGGTCGTAATCATACAGCCAGTGACATATGGTACAACGAAATGAAAAAGTATTGTGATCCAAACATTTATCCGGATACTCATTTCAATGGTTGGGCATTTGGTGGACAAAACAAGATTGACATTCATTTGACATTGCGTAGAATGACTGAGATAATACATGATGGTTTGCTACAAGAGGGCAAGCATGACTTGATTCACTGTTTGGGTACAAGTATCTTAGAATATGCTGTATTGTTTACTGATATACAGAAAGCAGTACGTAAATATCATAATCCAAAACTACAGATTACGTTTGACTGTGCTAGTCCATTCTTTAGTGCTGCTAAAGGTCTTGCTTATTTCAATACAACGATTAAGCATAACAGGAAATGGTCTTATCAAATGGAAAAGACTGCTGAAAAGAAAAGTTACGCAAGTGATACTCGCAAGTTCCGTGATGCTGTATTAGCTGATAAAATTCATAAATCATTCACAGATAGTCCTGTGACTGATGCACTAATTATGAAAGACTTGTGTTATCGTGGTGTAGGATTTTTGGGACAACATGGTAAAGAAACTAAAACAAGCTGGGACACCCTAAGTTATACACTATTGCAAAGTCACAATGTTTGGATGCACATGAATGCTGTTCAAGAGGCTAATCGTCAATATGAAACAGGTGTAATTCCCAAAATGATTGTGCATAAACTTGAAGGTGATAGATTCTTTACGCAATTAGTTGATGAAATCTTTAGTAAGAAAACTAAACAGGAAGCATGGGAACTAATTGACCAACATAGTAGTTATTGGAAACAATTTCAATCAGGTAGTCAAGGTATTAGCGGTAAGAAAACTGAAAATGCTATGAC